TATGGCCTTGGCCCTTCCCTCCTCCATATCGACCCATCACCTGAGCTTGCTCGTTTTCAGGCCGAACACCCGATTGCCGCGCTCACGTCGGAGGTGGCCGGCACGCTTTTGCCCTATTCAATTCCGTTTCTTGGCCAAGGTGCATTGGGGCTCAAGCTTGCATCGAAGCTTCCGCTTCTAGGGCGCGTTGTAAAGACGGCCGAGGGGTTAGCGACGGCCGCGCCGGGCCGATCGGTGGCGTTGAGGGAAATGGCCCGATTCGCACCCCTTGAGGCGGCCCGTGTGGGCGCGACGGCCGCCCTAAACCCCGACAAGACCACCGAGGCGCTTACATCGGCCATCCTCAACGAGGCGCTCATTGGCGGCATCTCGGGCGGCCTGGCGTCGATCGCAGGGGGTGCGCCGTTCCGGGGAACTGAGATTAGGGGCGAGGCCAAGATCCAGGAGAAGTTCCCCGATTGGAACAGGCTTGCCCCAAACCAATTGAAGCTGGCAAAGATCGGTGAATACTTTATCAAGCACCCACAGAAGGAACTCGGTGATTATTACCCTGTACTGAAGGAGGCGGCGGAGGAACTGCGCAATGAAGTGCTCATTCAAGCGCCACGACCTCGTGCAGAGGCAATGGTCAGACGGCTCGCGGATGTAGATATTGCGCGAGGCAGCAATAATGCCAAGCGGGCGAACTCGATTTTTGGCGCCGAAGGGAAGCTGAGTCGAGGAATTCACATCCGTAAACTCGTCGTTGGCAGTGGTGAGGGAAACTTCAATAAGCAAACTACTCTCGATGAGGTAATGGCACAGGTGGGAGGGTTGACGGACGATCAGCTCAGTCACATGCAATTTCCTCGCCATGTCGAAACTCTTACCGAGGGTGGACGAGATAAATTCCTAACGGACTTGGCCGAGATGGGGTTGCAACCTATTAGTCGTGCAGCCGAAGGCCGTACTGGTGCGGCCATCGGTAATACGGCTTGGATAGCTAAAGAAGCAGATGGTCTCTACGTCGTCGTCAAGCGTGTCGCTAAGCGGCCAAGGCGCGAGAAGGCGGGAGATCGCTACCTCTTCTTCAAGACTGACAACCCCAAGATGTTTTTTCCTAATCAGGGTGGGCAGCTTGAAAAGACGATGGAAACGTACTTCGCCACCGCGCGGGCTATCTCTAAGACGCCGGTCGAGCACCAAACCCCGTTGACAAACTATGCTGATCGTGTGATGAATGTGTTTACGAGAAACACTGATTTGCGAGGTGTTCCCGGCGAGCTCAGGTCCGAAGTGGTCGCGCGTGCCTTGGTGAGGGTTCATCCGAGGCTAGAACCCGCCGGAACCGCCATCAAGGAATTTTCCAAAGTCACGTCGCGGTGGGTTGCTGATGCAAAGAAATTTGTCGCGCCTGGGCTTCATCGGTACTCTGCACACCCACTGGCGCAGCGAACGCACCTCTTTGCGCAGGCCCTGTTCAATCGGGCGGGGGCCTTGGCGGAGCAGGAGATTTACGGTCACGAAGTTTTTTCTAAGACTGGAAACCTCTTTTCGAGTTTGTTTAGGCCGCCGAAACGGGCCGGATCTATCGACGACATGATCGAGAAAGTTTGGGAAAAGGGACCTAAGGCCGTTGAACAAATCAACGAAGCACATGTTGCTCAGATGCCCGTTGGAGAAATGGTCGAAGAAGGGTTCGACCCAACAGTGGTCAGTCTTTACAAAAAACTTGGCCCACTTGACGAGAAGATGACGCAGTACATTGAGGCAACGGATCTTTACGTTGAGGGCGTGACTCCACTTCGACCATTGCCCTTTCATTACCATATTTCTCGTACTTGGAGAGGGTCGAATCGGTTGCCGGTTTATGCTGAGGGTGATAAGGGTCGTGTTGTGGGGTATGGCTCTGGTTATTCACGAAACCAGGCTTTGCAAGAGGCCGAATCCGTAAAGCGCATGGCTGAGAAGCTCGAGCCAGGTAAAAAGTTCGAGTACGATACATCTGGACAGTCAATATTCCAGGTGGGCCATGAGGACGATTTGAAGCACGCCATCAAGATCAATCCTGGCGACCCACATACACAGGCTTGGTATAAGGCGAGGCGCTTGGCCGTTAGGGAACCTCTTCGGTTCAACGAGCGGACGGGTGCTCTTGGCTTCACTACGCGATTGACGAAAGATGAGTTCAAGAAGGCCCTTTACGGCAACGTTCATGAAACCTATCGCTACATGGCACAGCGATTGGTGCAAGGTAAAGCCTTCGACGACTTGTCGATTCTGAAGAAGGAAGCGCCCCTACTGTACAATGACCTAAGTGAATCCATCATGTCCTATGGCGGAGTCAAGGGCCCCTTTGCTAAGAAGGTTGATGACGCGATCGACAGCCGACTTGAGCCAGTCTTGGGGGGCAATTCCGCGTCGGAGATTGCGCGCAGGATGAATAGGGCAATGTTCGATTGGACACTTGGGTTTGGTGATTTAGGCTTTGTCGCGCTGAACGCTGCATCGCCGATTCAAACGGTGTTGCCCGAGATTGCGTGGGTTCTTTCAGCCCCGCCGGAGCGTCTGGCTCAATACTATGCGACTGGCATGGTTATTGGGAGGGATGGAATGCCACGCAGCGTCGGTTATGTTGAGCCTCTTCGTATTCTCTGGCGCGCAATCAAGTCTATGGCGAGTCCAGATGAAGATTTGCGCGAAGCCTTCAACAAGGCAGTGAAGTTTCGCGTCATTGATAAGAAGTTCATCGAGGAGTTTGCTGGGGCGGCGTCGGAGAGAGCTCTTCGTATCAAAGATGCCTTTTCAGGAAAGACTGGGTTCACCAAATACCTTACTAACCTCATAGAATTTCTCCCGGCCAAGAGCGAAGAGCTGTCAAGAGGGGTTGCCTTTACATCAGGTTATCATGTTGGGCGAGATTTCTTTGGGCTAAAGGGCGATGCGCTGTTTGAATTTGCCTCGAACCTTACGAATAGAACGATGTATCTGTATACGACTGCGGATCGTCCGCGGGTCTTGACTGGCGCTGTAGGAACAGCGTTTGGGTTGTTCAAGAATTGGCCCATGCACTATCTGGCCAATCTTGGAGTCTATGGTGGCGACGCCATGCGGGGAAACATGGCCCCGCTGCTGTGGGCCGGAATCGGGACTGGCATGGTGGCGGGGGCGGCCGGCGTACCACTCTATGGTGTAGCCGATGCCTTCTCGCGTTTGGCCAGTGATAAGTCGTTGATGCAGAATCTTTACGACGCTTTTGGCTACGGCGATGAACCAAATGCCTTCGTAGATGCGCTATACTATGGCGCGCCATCACTTTTGGGTGTAACGTTGCAGGGGCGCGCGGCAGCACCTGGATCTGCAATGGTCAGGGATCTTTCGCTGTTGTCAGACTTTGTCATGGCAGACCGCTTGCAAGCAGCGTATGAGTTGGCACCCGCCGCTTACGATGCGTGGTTTACGACAGGCCGACATCCAGTGAACTCACAGAGCGTTAGGGATCTGTTCGTTCGTGCATTCGCGCCCCGCACGATTATAAAGGCTCTTTCGTTTACAGAGGATAACGCCTATCGGAGCTTGCATACTGGGAATAGGCTGATCTCTAACACGACGCTCCCTGAGTATCTCGCTCATGTTTTCGGCTTTACGCCCATTGAGTTCGACAAATACCAGGATATATCGAACGAACTCTGGACTGACCAAAATAAGAGGCGCGAGGTTGTACAGACTTATGGCGCGGCCCTAGCTGAAGCGTGGAACACACGAGATGCTCGTCTTGGCCAGGATATTATACGAAGGGCGATGCTACAAGCAGCACCGATTTCATCTGTCATGCGCTCAGCTAAGGCTCGGGTGGCTAAACAAAACGAGGATCTTATCGAACGGCAGTTCTCCACTTATCCGAGGGCGCAACTTCAGAAGAGCTTGCTCGGTCCCGGGGCCTTAATTTCAAGGCAGCCTTAGGTGTGGCTGGTTCGCCGGGAACCGTCAAGACAGGAGGCTGAACGTGGGACACAAAGGCAAGGGTAAGGGCAAGGATAAGCCAATGCCGAAGGGCGGTAAAGGCAAGGGCGGCAAAGGTTACGGCCGCTAAACCCGTCATCCTTCAATAACGAAGGAGATCAGCTCAAAGACAAGCCAGAATTTGGGATAGGCCGATTGTAATCCTTGAACCTGATCGGGAGTGAAGGACCTTACTTCACTCCCGATCTCGTTATAGTGATGGGGGTGTAAAACATAAAAGGCTCATCCCCTTCGCGAACGATCCACTGCATTTTTACGAGGCTGTCGAGCAACAGTTGGACAACGTGGAGGGGTACATCAGCAGCGAGCTCTTGTCTCAAACGATGCTCTGGCACAGGTTTAGCCGTTATGCGATATAGGGACTCGACAAGGCTGCGACCCAGCTTGAGCTGGTCATAGAACTCGTTCGCACCGATACTTGAGACTGCGTGTTGCATAAAGGATTCAGCCTCAAGGAGGACGGCCTTGGCGATTTTGACCTCCTCTAACGTTATGATCCTCTCATCGCTTCGGGCCGCAGCAAAAATCATACAAAGTTTGCTAAAATGAGCCATTCGCCGCTCGCAATAGTAAAGCAACCGCGGGTCCTTAGGAGCTGGCGGAAGTCCATCCTCTTTCCATCGCTCTAGTGCATCGGCCGCGTCTGCCTCCCATTCGTACTCGCCAGTTATGTGAAGCATGGCTTCGAAGTCGTGGATTAGTTGCTTACGGACGTTTTCGTTGAAGTTGGTCTTGGGCGCGCGATCGACGCCACGCTTCTTGAGTTCGGTAGGTACTACGATACGCTCCTCGCTATAAACCATGACCAGGCGTGAAGGGAACCCACCTTCAAGGGTTTGATCTGAGAATCTTTCCTTGAGCTGCTTTGGAGTCATTCCGCCTGCCATGACGAGGCAGGGGTTCTCTAGGTGGTTCTCACCTGAGGTTTTGGTCGAGTAATCGCGGACAATGGGGTTGTCGTAGAGGTCAGCTAAAAACGACATAAACTGCTCGTCGTTTTTCTTCAAAAATACGGCCATCTCATCAATCAACGCAACGAGGGCCATATGACGTTCGGAGGTGCCATTCATGTTGACGATTTGCACCGAGCCTTCGAGCTTTTCATAGAAGGCTTCTTTAGTTACGTCGGTGGGAGTCAACTTGAGTACGGACGCCTTCGATGCAGGAACAAGAATTTGATCCCGCACAATCTTCAACGCCGTGGACTTACCACTGGCCGGTGGGCCTATAAGCAGCACGTAGAGATTTGGGTATTGCGTTTGGCCCTCCACGTCCATATAAGCCCGGCGCTGGAGAGCACCGCTTACGGCACAAATTCCTGCCCATAGGCGAAAGATTCGTGGGCTCTTGACACCTTCAGTAAATTGAAGGTATGTCGAGATCCAGTCCTCGAGAATACGGCTCAACTTGCAACTCCTCAGATCGCGATGTCGAGAATGCTTACCTCTTTGCGGCGCACAAGCGCAGCGTTTGGGGAGCCACGAGGAGCCATATCGTCCTTGCACCAGGTATAGCCAACTTTGATCTCTACGGGAACGCGAAGTGCTCGACCGTGGATAAAGATGGGGTTGTTCATAAGAGCAAGAACGCAATCGTGAACTTCATCATCGTTCTCATCGAACTGATAAACGAAGGAGTCATGGACCTGGTTGAGAACCTGAATACGGCCTTCGTGCAGATCCAGTTCTTGCCAAACCTTCATCAACCCAAGATCTAGGTTATCTACAATAATGGACTGTGGGGTGTATGCAACCGCCTCGCGCAAAGTTGCATCGTCATGAAGACGGCCGAAGAAATAGCGCTGCCGACCATAGGAGGTGGTGAGTTTTCCGCTTGCTTGAATCAGCTCCTGCACGTTGTGATGATAGCGACGGATGCCAGAGAAGACTTCAAAATAGCCGCTCTGAAACTCCTCAGCAATGTCCTTCTCTATTTTGAGGTGTTTTGCGATCGTGAAGGGTGTGGCAACGTAGTTACTAGCATGTCCACCACGCTTGGCAAGATCTCGTCGAGAGAAATGGCGGTAAAATATCTGTTCCGCCAGCGCCTTATCCCTTTTGTCATCACCAGTCCATACCACATCCTTCCAGACGAGTCTCGCAGTGAAAGTATGCAAATCCCCGGATTCGCAAGCGGCGATGTAAGCTTCATCACGAGCCAGATACGCGACTGCGCGGGATTCTGCTTGAGCCAAGTCAATCTCAGCCAGTTTCTTACCTGGGTCAGCAACGAACATCCTCCTCATCTTATTAGTAATGTTTTGAAAGTTGGTGCCTGTGCCGAAGGCGTTTTTATTCGACGCCCACCGACCCGTTTCAGTCATCTTCGGGCGGTAGCCGCAGCGCATTCGCCCGTCAGAATCTACACCAAGTTTGAGGATACCGATGAGCTTGGCTATGTCACGCAGCTTGAGAATGCAATTGATGAAGGGTTCAGTGTAAAAATAGATCTCGCGCAACTTCTCAAGCGCCTCTCGATCGGTCGTTTGACGCCTTTCGCCCTTGACGTTTTTGTATTGAATTGGGAGCTGCATGAAATCGTAAAAAAACGACATCAATTGCTTTGGTGACGCCTGGTTGAGCCCGCTTCCCCAAAGAGCCTCTGCAAGGCGTTGAAGGATTGAATCGACCTTGGTAAACTGTTTGTCTAGGTTGTAGAGATTCTCAGCACGCGCGGCCTGATCAATCAAAAAGCCCCGCGCCATCATCGCTAGCGCGGGGCCTTGCATAGCAAAGTCGAAGCGGTAAGTACGTTCTGTTATAGGCGTCAACTGCTGGTCAAGAATGCCATTTATCTCGGCAGTGAGACAACAGTCGAGGCCACAATAGATCCAATCTTGCTCCTCAGGATTGAACTTCGATGTCTCCCCCGGCGCCAGTGATCCAGTGTTGATTACCTTCGCCATTGTTAGGCCCCCGTTTGATAATGTAGCGGAACTCGACAGGGATCTTAGCAAAAGGAGCCATCTTGAGTAGATAACTCGTAGATGGTCCAATGCCGTGATCTGCGTAAACGACCAAACGCTCGCACCTACGCATCACAAGATGTTCGGCATAAGATAGTGCCGTTGGCGCGAGCTTTTGAACGTGCTCATACATAAGGTCGCCGTTGATTGGGACTTCCCCGCGCAGAAAGGAGTCCCGAAGCACTTTGAGCCTGTATCGTCGCATCAAGCTCTGGTGTGCGGCGGGCGGGCACGAAACGTAGACGACAGGATGGTCAGTCATCTTTATCTTCCATCTTACGTCCACGAGATCGCTCAAGCTTCCAGGCCACCTCATCGGTGTAGACACTGCCCATGAAATGAAGGTCTTTTGGGAGTTCGGGTTGGATAGCGTGGTGTTTGATCTGCGTGTCCTCGCAGAAGTTACGTGGAGACATTTTGAAAACTGTGCGAAGCCAAATGGTGTCGTAGACACCACCCTGCATCAGCTTCGGCACGTCTGACTCAACTATGTGCTTGCACCAGAGGTAAGCAGCCTTCTCTTCCTCGAAGGTCGGCCAATAGTTGTAATTCGGCTTAGTCGTATCATGAAAAGGTACAACGATGCCGATGGACTTATTCACGGCGAAGCCGATACAGCGCAAGATTCTTGGCCGTCTAGTCTCAATGTCAACGCTAAGGAGTTGGCAATGTGGCATGTAAGTGGCCTCGAACGTGTACAGGTCTTCGATCGTGGGTGCTATCCACAACTCCCGCTCAGGCCGCCGAATTCCATCGAAGGTTGCGTGGCGTTTAGCCTTCAATAAGTCCGCGAGGACTGATGTGCGAACTTCATAATTGCGGAGGACGTGTGCGGGATGGAAGGTTGGAACGATTTTAGCGGGCACCAAGGTAGCGAAGTTGACATATCCTCTGGCCTTAGTAATTTTGGGGATGGTCAGGGTCAGAGCCCACAAGGCCGTATTGCCCATAGGTACAATGACACGAGGCTTGAACGCCTCCAGCTCGGCCCGAAGTCGGTCGAGGCTGTAACAATATTCGGGCCTGACGTATTTGCCAGGCTCTACAGGCGGTAAAGGATAGTCGGCAGGAAGATCGGATTTACTACAACAGATGTTCCCAACCTTGTTATCTGGCAACTTGAAGTTGAAAACATTCGCAATGAGGGACTCTGACCGAAGAATACCTGCGTGGTGGAGGAGAGAATTGAACTCTTGACCAGATGAACCAACCAATGGTCGCCCCTGCTCAACCTCATCAATACCTGGAGCTTCGGCAACAAAGGCCATTTCGTTCGAGACGATTGGGAATTCAGATGGGACGATTGGATCATCTGTTGGTTTTGGCAAGTGCTCATGTGTCACGATCGTCACCCTTTTCAAGCTTGTTCAACCAAGCTGAGTGGGCCGCCTGCAATGACAGCTCCACACACTCGGGGTTGATATCGGCGCCAAGGATTCGACCAGCACCGCACTGAATACCGGCGACAAGCGCAGATCCGGCCCCACAGGTGGGGTCGAACAATGCCGTAGACTTATCTATGAGCATCGAGAAGAACTTCGCGAGCATACCAGCTGGTTTTTCAGACAAATGGCGCGATTTGGTCTTCTCTAGGGGCCAGGTTACAACGTTTGGTACGGCCCTTACAATCTTGCGGTCGCCCTTGGTGATGAGCAGCGCAGTTTCATAGACTTGGCGCGGGCCTCTTTGTGGGTCTGGCAAAATGCCGCGGAGATCAGACTTGAACCAGATCAAAGGAAATGGGTTTACTGTAAGGCCAACTCCCTCAAATGCCTCCACCGTCTCAGTGTAGTATTTCATTGAGAACCAAAACATGATGTGAGCATCTGGTTGCAATAGCTTGTCTTGATTCTCAACTAGCGTGGAAAGGAGCTTGAAATAGACCTCGGGAGTGTCTTCGTACTTTACGGACTCCCAATTGTCTGCCGAACCCTGTTCAGATTCGTTGTGGTAGATGCCGTAAGGGAAATCACAGTGTAAAAAGTTGAATCTGTACCCGCCAAATTCCTCACACACCTTCTCGAAACTTTTCTCGATGACCGGAACATGCTGCTGAAATTTTCTCTGGATGGTCGAACCGGCAGTGATGGCGTTGTCGAAGATTTGATCCATCTCATCTGATTCGAGATCAGTCGCGTGGTCGTCTGGCATCGCGGCCATCATCTTTTGTACATCTGCGTCGATTGCGCGGGCTCGGCGCCGCTCAAGAATGTTGTATGCGGCGGAGAAAGTCTCACACCTTTCTAGCTCAATGTCGCCGCGTCGGATAGCCTCCATGATTTCGAGTCTCTTCACTACGGGTGCGCGTGAGAGGCCGATAGCCTCAGCACACTTATCAATCGTGAATGAAGGATCGAGACCCTTTCGGAACTGAAAATACTCATCAACTGCGCCGGCCTCTTCCTGCCATGTAAGGTCGCTGCGCTTGATGTTTTCTTCGAGCTCAATAAGCCTAAGATCGCCTGGCTCCATCTCGTCGGAGAACTGACATGGAACGAGCACATCCTCGGTGTAAATCTTTCGTAATGCAAGAAGCCGTCTGTGGCCCGCAACGAGGACATACTCGCGTGTGATGACGAGAGGATGGATTAGGCCAAGACGGCGAATAGAATCAGCAAGGGAATCTATGTCACGAAAGTTTTTTCTCTGCCTGCCCTCCGATACTACGATCCGACCCAGCGCAACCTGGTGAAATTCTCCGCTTGTCAAGACCTGCTCCTCTCGTGTAGCTGTACACAACCAGTTCGTCGCTGATGGCAGTTAGGCGCTGGCGAGCCTTGTGCCACTCGTCGCGCGTATAAAACTCGGACGTTTCTAGTAGCTCGCCTGGAAGTTTCCAAGTTACTACCCAAGAACCGGCTTCAGTTCTCTCAACGGCAATGAAGGCGATACGTTCCATTTGTTTCCTCACAAAGCAGGGGGGCCGAGGACAACGGCAAAACCTCGACCCCCCTGCCGGGGCACCAGATTAGACTTAGATTATCTAACCCTATGCCACCTTGGAAAAGCCCTGAATCCGGGCCAGGTTCACGCTCGGGTCGCGCTGAGCAGGTTCGTGGCCGACATAGACGTTGACCATCGAGCCGACCGCTTCACTGAGCGCCTGCTTGAACGTCCGCCCCTCGAGGCTGATTCCGCACGCCGCGAGAAAGTCCTTGACGTAGTTGAGCGCATCCTGATCCTTGACCCAGAAGCTGTGCGTCAGCTTGAGCCCTTTGATCTCCTTGACCTTGGCAAACTCGCGCAGAGCTTCCGCATCCACGTCAGTACCCGCGGAGACGATGCCGAAGACCACTTCGATACCCTTGGTCTTCTTCTTCGAGGAGGTAACCTCCTTGAAGCTCTTCATCTGCGCAGTATACGTTCCGATGGGTTGCGTGACGCGCTGCACGGAGGTTACATCGGTGTTCAGGAGATCTGCAAAGTTGGCACTCATGGCTGTTTCCTTACTTGGGTTTGTGTTAGGTTACTTGTTTCCTTCGCCTCTAGCAGCTTTTCGAGCTAGGGTGAAGTAGGTTGCGAGTCCGCCCTTACCGCCGTTGAGCTGGATCTCGCGAGGAATGATGAGGGGCGAGGGGTTCTTGAGTTCGATCTCTTCGTCCGAGGTAGTCTCAATGACGTGAAGCTGACCGCGCGTTCGGCAACGCAGCACTGCATTGAAGTATCGACCTACCTTTGGTGGGAGCTTGTTGCCAAGGGCGCTTGGATAAGCCTTCGCATCACCTGCATCGACGGATTGAATCTTCACTTCGCCCCTAGAGTTGGTCACCTCAATTTGCTTCTTCGGCGCGATGTGAGCAATATGAGCAGTCATCAAGACGTTGCATTTGACAGAATTCGAGAACAACAACTCGAGCGTCTTTTCCTGCATCTCCATTGCCGGGCCATAGAATCCCCAATCGGACTCGAGCAACGCCTCATTAGCGGCCTTGACGTAGTGAAGGCAAGCCACTCCCATCATCGTCAGCGAGTCGCAGACGAAGAGGGTGTTCGCTTCCCAACTCATGATCGAGCCATAGGATTTGCCATCAGAGACCCAATTGTCGAGAAGCCTCATTCCTCTAGCATAGGCCGCATTTGGATCGTTCTTTGCGATCATGGGGATGGGAGGGCCGTTGGAGATGGGCTTCATCTTGTCGGTCAGTGTCTCAAAAATGATCCTATCACGCTTGTCGGGGTCGAGATATCCGTGGAGGATGTCTAGCCCGTTGTCCCAATCCTGAATGAACACGCGCTCAACAACGTTTTCATTGAGCAACGCAGCGATTGTGCCAGTTTTGCCAGAGCCGGAGTCGCCGACGAGTAGGATCTTTGCAATGTCCGCGGCGTGGTGGTCGCTAAAGCTTGCCATTGTGCTACGCCTCTCTGCTGATGAGTGGGTTCCACTCTCGTTTAGTGAAGTCTTGTGGCGAGCCAGTAAGCCACTGGTCGCGCGTGGAGGGGTCCTTCGAGCATATATCCCTAAAAGTGCATCCTCCCCACTTGTCGCACGACTCAAGGTTCATAGGCCAAAAACCCTTCTCCGCATATTGTTCGGCCATCTTTAGCCACTCACCAGTGTTATCCATCCACTCGTGAAGCTGGTTTGGCGTTCGAGTGATAAATAGCCTTACGAAGCGGTTGAAGTTGACCTTTAGCTCGATCCCGTCAATCATGGCTGTACGTGTTCCGCCGCCCGGCAGGATCGTAGAAGAGCCGAGGATATAGCCGTTGAGCTGGTTGTTGGGGCTGAATCGCTTAGTGAAGTTTTGATCAAGCCCACTCTTCGTGGACTTTATGTCTGAGATGATGATGTCACCCTGAAACTTCACAACTCTATCAATGTGACCACACCAGAAATAGGGTGTTCCATCTGGAGATTCGAGTGGGAGGGCGAATCGAAACGATAGTTCTACTGCTGGCTCACCGTTGCTCAAGATAAGGGTCTCGGCAGGGTCATTGCGGAAGAGGTCTAAGTACCAAATAACCCCTCTGGCAAGGTTGAAGTGGTTATAAAGCGTATCTCCCGTAGCCCACTGACCCTTTGTGTTGAGGCAAAATCGAACGGTCTGTAGCATTGCGTCGTCGTAGTCGACTCCCTTTGCACGAAGCCTGTGATACTTCTCGATAGCCTTGTGCACGGCGATGCCAAAGTCTAGTTGAGCCTTTGCTCTCACCGCTACCCACTGGTCGAGAATCGTGTATTGGTACTTCCGCGGGCATTCCTGAAACAGCTTGAATGAGGTCGAGTCCCATGCGATCTGCAAACGTGGCAGCTTCTCAGAGAACATGGACTCATCCATTGTCGTCGCTCCCGAAGTATTCCTTCTTGAGGATCTCATCAAGACCCTCGACTTGAAGATCAAGAAAATCTTCCATAGAAGTGTCTTTCTTGATACCCTTGGATGTCTTGACCTTGCGGCCCTGGGTCTTGGCGGTACGGTCTTCCGCGGCGAAGCGGCCGCGTACTTGACGCATCTCTTCAATTAGGCGAGCTACCTCTGCGTCATTGAGGTCTACTGGGTCCTTAGCAAAGAGTTCATTGATCTTCGCTTTGGAGGCTGCCTCTATTTCTTCGAGGTTTCTAGGATCGGGGAGCTCTTCGCTTGCCATTGTTCTAGCTCCTTGATTTTTGCTTTGAGGGAGTCTCTACAGTACCATAACCGGGCCGAACTGTCAAGAGGTTTGACAAATACGGCCCCGCTCAAGTCGAACTGTACTTCGTATCCTCCGCAGCCTCCGCACTCTGGGCATTCGAGGCCGCAGATTTCTCCGAATCCAGCGCAGCCACTGCAATCGACTGTATCAACATAGGACATACACAATGAGCCTCACATCGCCAACAGTCAAGGCAGATTGATAAGTTGGAACATTGATGACCGGCTTGACGACCGGCACCACCGTCTCGCGAGCGACCTACCACTATGACTTTTGAACAGATCGGGTGTTTTGAACATCTTATCCGCCTCACCAGGATACGTCCGGCTTAGGCAAACCCTGAACAGGTGAGTCCAACCCATGATCTTGCTGAAGGTGACTTGCGGCAGTGCGCTGAAGTTGCTCAACGTGATGCCGAATCATTGCACGAAGGCCGCGGTTCAGACCAAGTGCGCTGTAAAACTCCTTAAGACGTTCGTAGTCGGAGTGGTAAATGCGCACGGTAATCTTGATAGTCTTCTCCTTACTCATGGCTTATTTTCTACCCCCAAATAGTTGAACGAGCCACTCGTACAGAATAACCAACACGGTGAAGAAAATTACGTCGCCGATCATGATCGCCACCACCTGCGCACGATGCCGCCACAGCCGCGCAGGCAGAGTCCTCCCGGCCAACCATCGTGCCGGCCGACGACGCAGCGCGGATCGCAGTAGCGGAGCCGGCCGAAGAGGTTCACCGCGGCGCCGAGCACGCGGCCGATCATGGCTGCACAAGAGCTGCGACGAGCGCAGCAATGGCAGATACCGTGCAGATCGTGACCCAGATCAAGAAGAACCAGCTCCAGTATGTCATGGCTTTTCCTTTCGCGGCGTCTGTCATCAAGAATCCAGGTCGGCGATAGGCGGACTCTCTGCACGTCGCTCCATCACATCAGCGTACTCGCGCAGCATCCTTGCCACGTCGGCACGCTCGCCGTTGGAGACGTGCGTCAAGAAGCCAGGCTCCCAGGTGAAAAGCATCACGCAGAAGCCGACGCGCCCGCGCAGATCGGTCTCATTGACCCCAGCACCGATCCACGTAGTCATGCTCCACTTCGCAGTAGTCACGCTCCACTTCGCACTCATGGCTCCAGCCCCGCTTCGTAGCGGCGGTACTCGGCGACACGGAACTTCTCTGCGCCCAGCGCGCAGTGGATGCTGATGCGCTTCTCGTCTTCGGTGTTGCAACGAGAAGGGAAACACCGGCTCATCGGGTACCAATGCTCAAGACTGCCGTACTGCATCCTTTCTAGGCTCATGCCTCATCACTCCTCTAAGCCCGCAAGCTGCCGGCGCAGGCGAACTATTTGGTCCAGGCTCGGAACTGGGTTGCTCGCTGCGCTTCGATTCCCCACTCCATCCTCCACGACGGCAGTATAAATAGCGCCTGGTGTCCTTTGAATGGTCCACAAGGTAAGCCCATTAGGGACCTCAGGAGCACAGCCCACCTCTACGCCATCTTTCAACAAGCACACGCGAGCCACATCCGCATCGGCCGGAGCAATGGTCACACAAGTCAAGATAGATGCCAGCAAAACTGGCGCCATCATGTCATTTCACTCCCTGATGTTCGACAGAAAAGTGTCGGCCATCAGGTCTGTTTATAAAATCTCCACCCCATCGACACAGCGGGTGTTGAGCCTTCCACCATTCCCCGAGTTTGACATAATCGTCGGAATTTTGCAACCACCTTTCATCCTCGTACAGATCTAAATCAATTGCGAGCCTTAGAGTATGAAGGCTCTTGGCAATACCAACTCCTGCAGCAGCATTCGCATCAGCCTCCGCTTGGCTGCGGCCCACTTGATCTATGGCACACTCGTAACCGAATTCAAAGGCTTTCAGGACTAATCTTGCGGCCATGTTGCTAAACATCACCCGTTTCTGGCGCAGCGTTAGCGGCATCTTCATCTCCCCTCACCTTCTTGATGATCCACACCTCATTCTTGTCGCGGGGCGAGATTCTCAACATGAGATCTTTGAACTCCGTGCGGGTCTGTCTCACAACGTAGAGTTTGCGCCGAAGTGCATCTCCATTGTTACACTTGACACGCTTTCCCCACTTTGCAGCAAGCGCCTCTTCGAGTAAGCGCTCAAGTTCCCTACTAGAGGCATTGATGTAGGGCACTAATTCAATTCTTTCGCGAGGATGTGGGCCGACAAAGAAGTGGCGGCGGTCGGGTGCACTACCCCGAAGATTTGGCCAGGCTGCAAGACAATCCCGGTGTTTGCCCATAGAGAGGAGGCGGGCCCGATGAGCAAATCGCTTACAGCAATGTCGGCCACTGGAATGTCGTAGCGCCCAATATAAAACGATGGATTTCCAAGCATCTGCACGTTCACTCCACCAATGCCAGCTCCGAATACCCCGTTTCCTCCTTCCCCTACACCTCCCCAATTGAAAACGTTAGCCTGGTTGGCCAAATCGGAATTTGCAAAAATGAGGCGCGGAGCGCCACTAGTTTCGTTTTGGAAGTTGAGAATATACACTGGGCGCTTTCGGGCCAAAATTCGTATAACTGAGCACCTAGCAGCGACGGCTGTATAGACTATTCTCGCTGCAGCAATGTGTCCCAAGGCAAACATGTGGTCAAAACCTGACATTTTCATTCTTCCTTATGGTTTGGTTACTTTACAAAGCGGTCCAGGTTGTACCGTCGCAGCGGCACAAGACCTCGAAAGCGCCTGTTGTGGTCGGATTGCAATCGGTGGCGCTGTCACCGTCACTGATGGAAAGAATCATCCCTTGATTACCTGACTCACAAGGCACGAGGGACAGATCCTCAAGAAGACCTCTGGGATAAACGGCGCCTTGATGCGCGACTCGAGATTGATTGCCTATGATTGTTTGCATCGCGAATGACTCGTTTGACCAGCAAAATCCGCTAAACCCGCCACCTGTGCCCGCATCCGCGACAGGCGTGCCACTGGTACTTGCGAGATCAAACAAGTTACCAGAAAAGATGTTGCGCATACCGTTGTTACCGGCAGCGTCTATTGGCGAGAGCGTAGCTGGATTGTCGAGCACGATTGGGCACAAAAATCCTCCACCCGTTTGCCCCTCAAAGTTTGCAGGTACCCAGCGGTGCCAGATATTGTTGGCTATTACGTTGCCACTGTTGCAGTTGCCAGTACTGCCGTCTGGGTACTCACAAGTAACACCAGTGTTCGTGAAATTTATGCCCCGAGAGATGCAGTAGCTGCGATCGTCACAAGAGAATACGTTGTTGGCGATGTTAGCGAAGTTGTAGCCTTGTATTTCAATTTGCGTTCCACTACGGTCGCATGTTGCATCGCCGGTTCCGCTACCTGTGCAACAGTCAAATGGCTCATTGAGGGCCGTACAGCACATGTGGTTAGGGTTGGTAAGGATACAACCTCTCGCTGTCGTGCGGGCTCCGTTACCGATCCAGGTATTTCCGGTAAGCTGGAGGTATGCACCCGCCTCAAGATCTCTCTGCCCGCCGGCCATTGGCAGCAGCAAAACGCCCCAGAAATCTCCAGACAACCCTTTCATGGAGAAGGTGTTGTTGGTGGCGCGAACTCCATCGGCCAGATACTTTACGAACATTCCTTTAGTTGTGGGTCTAAGCGAAGGATCTTCCTCGGTTGGTGAAAAGATCATCGAACCAGAGACCCAACAGTCCTTGCAGAAATGAAACTCAAGACCTCTTCCAGATCCGGCCACCTTACAATTGGTGAGCCAGACGCGGCGCGATGGGTAGTCTCCGCCATTGGTGACTCCCCTCCACTCATCACCGTTTACCCAAATGGCGCGGCAGATTTGGCCGTTGATCTCTGAATAATCGCCGTGAAGATCGTCGCAGGTGATTTGACTAGTAATAATCTGAACATCTTCCGCCTCTTGAATCTTAAGGGTGGCGGTGAGGGCCTGATCGTCACAGAGGTCTGTTGTTGGGTTGCACAGATCGTGCATTGCTATAGTCATGTTGTGAAAGAGGATGTTGCTGGAAGGTACAGGCCCTCCAACAGCATCATCATCCCGTCCGTAGACGCGAATCATAGACATTCTGAATGGCGTTGCGAAGTCCTTAGAATTGTAGCTCCACTCAAGTATCGTTCTGTCGTATCCTGCACCTGCGAAGAAGATATCTGATCGCTCAAAGATTTCAAAACATCCCTGATCTGTGCTCATCGTGCCTGGAGTACATGTGAAGGTGAAGGTGCCGGATGGAATCATCACGAGGCAGCCGTTAGTGCAGGTAGCGCTCGCAATCACCTCAGCCAAACCGCTCGTTGTTGAACTGGGATACTGGCTAGGAATGAGCTTTACGCGCTGGATGCTAGAGTTGTTGATGTATGACTCTAGCGTAACGCCAGAATCTAAGATGATGCGCTTGTCGTCTATGGTAATTTGTGCGCTGGCCAACTGCGCGAAGAGCGCAAAAATCCCAACCAACACTGCGATTCTCATGAAAAAGTTTCCTTTCTTTAGGGCTGAAATGGCTCGCCGGTGCAGCCACCACAACCGGCCGGGTAGGCCGTACACGAGTCTTGAGGGTTGCAGCAAACGTCACCGATGCTGTTGCGACAGCAACAAAGGGGTTGCTCGGGGTCACCAGGATTTCTGCTAGTAGCTGATATGATTATATAGGCCGAGATGATCCAAACGGAGATAAGAAGGCTGTAAAGTAGAGACGATTTCATCGGTGAATCCCTCTAAAAAATTTCGGCCGCCCGCTCATCCATTTGGGGCTGGACTTTTGAAGAAAAAGCTCGGCCACAGAGGGTGAGTGCCGCATCGTAAGATGCTCCTCTGTGGCCGAGCAGTTTGGTAGGAGGAAAAGACCGTTTGGCTCCCGCGGGTTATCGAAGCCTTCGGGGGAACGGTCAGCTCCCCGCTCAATCCCTTAGGCGACGGTGCTCTTCATGAAGTCCCTCGCGGCGGCATTCTTCGCCTTGACGATGGTCTCGGCGCGAGCGCGGAGGGACGGGTTCTTCTCGAGGATCTCGCGCGCGACGGATGCGAGGCGCTCGTTGTCAATGTCCTTGGTCTTGACACCTTGCTGGCGCAGCGCCTTCTTCGCCAGCATCTTGGCGAGGGTGATGGCTTGAGTCTCGATTGGATCGGCCGACTTGAACCCACCCA